AAAAAATTTAAAAGGACACGAAACACACGGATATATTTTTATAGCACCACACCAAAAGGTTAGTGGTATATCAAGTGGAACAGAGATTAGAAATCTATTGGGTAGTCCAAAGTTTGACGAAGAGAAAAGAGAAAGAATATTCAAAAAAACATTTGGATACTTTGATAAATCAACTTATGAAACAATGACTTCAAGATTTGGTAAGTTATTTGAGTTCTTTCAACAACCAAATGTAAAAAAAATTATAAAAGAAGTTAGTGGTTTTGGAACAAGTGTAAACGCAAGTGATATGTCAGACGAGGGTATGTATGATTTCTTTGGTTCATTAGATGATTACTTTAGAATATCACCGGAACACGCAGAAGTATTAGGTTGGGAAGTTATAGGTTTTCCAATCAATGATACGGACCATATGGCATTTACCATTATGGCAGATGATTATGAACAAGACCGTACCAAGACCGTAACTCACGGAAGAACCATTAATCAAAATAGAAAAAATACTCAATCAGTAGATAATCCATTTCCTAAATACAAAGAAAGAATGAAAAAAACAATAGGTAATCTTGGATTTGAAGTGGTTAAATACTTTGGTGAAGAGTCATTTACTAAAATGAAAGAATCACCACTAATGGATAAATCAGATGTAACAAAGGGTATTGAACATATTCATAAAAAACTTACAGAATCCTTGGTAAAAGATATATTGCAAGAGGGTGGAGCATACGGACATATGAATCATCCATTTGATGATAATAATTTGACGTTTTCAGACTTGAAGAACATAGTTATTATAGGGTTAAGTGGAAACCTTAATCGTGAAGATAATGTTTCTGAAAAACTTGACGGACAAAACCTAATGGTAAGTTGGGTTGACGGAAAGTTAAAAGCCGCAAGAAATAAAGGTCATCTGAAAAATGGTGGTAAAACTGCACCAACAACATCTGGAATTGTCAGTATGTTTGCCGGTAGAGGTAATGTTAAAAAAGCATTTGTAGGTGCGATGAGAGATTTAGAAAAATCAATAGGTGGTTTGTCTAAAGCACAAAAGAAAAAGGTATTTGGTAATGGAACCAAATGGATGAATTTAGAGGTTATATATCCACAAACGAGTAATATTATAGATTATGATGTCGCTGAAATTGTATTTCACGGAACTACCGAATACGATAGAACAGGTAGAGCAAAAGGATACTCGAAAGAATCTGCTCGTATGCTACAAGGTATGATACAACAAATAAATCAAAATATACAGAAAACATTTAAGATTTCAAAACCTAATTTTTTAAAGATGAGTAAAGTTCAAGATTTCAGTAAAAAGAAATCAACATTTTTAAATAAACTAAATAAATTGCAATCTCAGTATGGATTAAAGGATTCAGATAGATTAGGTCAATATCACGAATCATATTGGAAAGAATATATTTATAATACAGGAAAACAATTTAAAGTTAACATAAAGACAAATGAATTAGTAAATTTAACTAATCGTTGGGCATACTTTGATAAAAGTTATGCAATACCACAAATGAAAAAAGATTTTAAAGATAGACCAGAATTCTTGAAATGGATTTTAAAAACTGATAAACTTGACCACACTAAAATGTTCAAACAAAACATTAAACCATTTGAGATATTGTTCTTTCAAGTCGGAGCAGAAATATTAAAAAATATGTCAGGTTTCTTAGCAGTATCACCAGACAAAGCAGTTCAAAAAATTAGACAAGATGTATTAAACGCATTGAAAGATTTACAAAAACCCGACAATATAGAAAAATTAAATAAATTAAAAATACAAATAGAGAAATTAGAAGCTATTGGTGGTTCAAGTGCAATCGTTCCAAGTGAAGGATTGGTTTTCAAATACAAAGGAAACATATATAAATTCACAGGAGCATTTGCACCAATTAATCAGATACTTGGTAGTTTAAAGTTTGGATAGGAGTTATAATGGCAAATTATAGTAAAGAAGCAGAAAGACAAAATAAAGCACTAAAAGGTATTCTTGAAGGTAAACCAGCAGAAAAGGATTACGTTCAAGTAGGATACGAGGGTAAAGCACCGGAAAATAAAGGTGGGGAAACAAGAAAATCAGAATTAACTGATATTATGGCATCAGTAAGAATGCCTTGGTTTTGTCCCGAATGTAAAAAAGCAATGAAGAAAAAACTTGATGATAAGTTTTGGAGAATGATGGGACATTGTTTTGATTGTCAAGTTGAAATGGAAAATAAACTTCGCATCAAAGGTGAGTTTGATGAATGGGCTCAAAGAAAGATGTTAGAAAATCAAAAGTCACAATTGAAAGACTTAGAACAAAGTATAATAGACTTTGAGAAAACGGGTGGTAAGAAAGAATGGTATAATAATGTAGGTGTTAATACACCAATGTTAGAAGCAGATAAGTGGGAAATGGGTAAAGAAAAATTTGAAGAAACTATTCAAGAAGCAAGAAATTTCATACAAGAAAAAAGAGAACTTGTAGAAGAAGCAGAACAACAACTAACGGGAGTGAAATGATGAAATTCATACAAATGATAATCAATCTTTTCTTTGGTGGTAACCAAAAGAAAGAAGTCAAAGAACTTGATAAAGCTATTAAAGTTAAAGACAATGAAGTTAAAGAACTTGAAAAAGAAGTAAAAGTTCTTGAAGCAAAGAAGAAAGTTAACAAAAAAGAAGTAGCTAAATTAAAAAGAAAAGTAACCACTACTAAAAATCAAATCAAAAAAGCAGCTGAAGCAGTAAAAGAAGATAATGCAGATGACGCAGTAAAATTTTTGAAGAAATTTAGTAAGTAGTATATATTTATATATATGAGATATATTACATACATACTATTCGTAGGACTTTTGTTCGCACAAGATATCCAAGAACCTAAGACTTATTCTTTCACGGAAGACCAAGTGTTAGGATTTACCAATGCAATTAAAGAATTAGAACTAAAAGATAGCTTAAATGTATCGTTAGTTTCTGATTATGAAGCTATGGTAAAAAGATTGGAAGCAACCGCAGCAATAGATTCTATGTTGATAGCAAACAAAACAACACAAATAGATTTACTAAAAGACACTAATAAACTACTTGAACAAAAAGTAAAACTTGTCAGACCTAAATGGTATGAAAACAAATGGTTATACTTTACATTTGGTGTAGCATTAACTGCTACTTCAGTTAAATTAGCAGGTCAGATAGTAGACTAATGGCACAACCGATAAAAGAAGTAATCAAACAAGAATATGTAAAGTGTGCACAAGATGCTTCATATTTTATGAGAAAGTATTGTATGATACAACACCCGATTCGAGGTAAGATTCCTTTTGAATTGTATGATTTCCAAGATAAGGTAGTCAATGAATTTCAAGAACATCGTATGAATGTTATTTTGAAGGCTCGTCAGTTGGGTATTTCTACATTGACGGCCGGATATAGTTTATGGTTGATGACTTTTCACCAAGACAAAAATGTTTTGGTTATTGCAACTAAACAAGAAGTAGCAAAAAACTTGGTAACAAAAGTTCGTGTTATGCACGCAAATCTACCGAGTTGGTTGAAACAAAAATGTGTTGAGGATAACAAATTAAATCTGAGATATCGTAATGGTTCACAGATTAAAGCAGTATCATCAGGTCCAGAAGCAGCTCGTTCTGAGGCACTATCATTATTGATATTAGACGAGGCAGCGTTTATCGATAGGATTGACTCAATTTGGACAGCAGCACAATCTACCTTAACAACTGGTGGACAATGTGTAGCATTATCAACACCAAATGGTGTGGGTAATTGGTTCCACAAAACTTGGGTAGATGCTGAAGAAGGTCGTGGTATGTTTAATCCGATTAAATTACATTGGACGGTTCATCCAGACAGAGAGCAAGAATGGAGAGATGAGCAAGATGTTTTACTTGGACCAGGAAGTGCAGCACAAGAGTGTGATTGTGACTTCTTAACATCCGGAACGGGTGTAATTGACCCAACTATATTGGAAAGACTCAGGAAAGGTGGTTGTAAAGACCCGATAGAAAGACGTGGTATCGATTCAAATACTTGGATATGGGAACCAGCAAACTATACAAAGAGTTATATTGTATGTGCTGATGTAGGTAGAGGTGATAGTGCAGACTATTCTGCTTTCCACGTAATTGATATTGAGAACTTAGAACAAGTAGCAGAGTATAAAGGTAAAATAAATACCAAAGATTTTGGAAATATGTTGGTAAGTATAGCAACAGAATATAATGATGCGATACTTATTATAGAGAATAATAATATTGGTTGGGCAACAATCCAACAAGTAATAGATAGGGATTACCCTAATCTATTTTATACAAGTAAAGACTTACAATATGTTGATGTTCAACACCAAATAAATAATAGAATCAACACACAAGAAAGAAATATGGTGGCAGGTTTTTCAACGACTTCCAAGACCAGACCACTAATTATTAGTAAGTTAGAAGAATTTTTTAGAGAGGAAAGTGTAGTGGTTCATAGTAATCGTTTGATTGATGAACTATTAACTTTTGTCTACATAAATAATAGAGCAGAAGCAATGTCAGGTTACAATGATGACTTGGTAATGTCTTTTGCTATTGGACTTTGGGTTCGTGATACAGCATTAAGATTACGAACTGAGGGAATTGAATTAACAAAGAAAACTCTTAGTAGAATGAATGATACTGAGGGTTTATACACTCAAGAAGACGCTAATAAAAATGATAGTTGGGAGTGGGATACAGGAAAAGAGAAAGAGTCATTAGACTGGCTCTTATAAAGTGAGGTAATTATGGCAGATACAACATTATTTGGAAGACTACAACGATTATTCAGTACAAACGTAATCGTTAGAAATGTCGGTGGTAAAAAATTAAAGATAGCCGATACAGACCAAGTACAAAAACAAGTCAAGAGTCATCTTGTTGATAGATATACAAAACTACACAACAATTTAGATTTAGTTGGAACGGGTTATTCAACCGTTCATCAAATTATGGCAGCGAGATTGGCATTGTTTAAAGATTATGAATCAATGGATTCAGACCCAATCATATCAAGTGCATTGGATATATATTCCGATGAGTCAACAATGAAAGGTGAGTATGGGGAGGTTATAACTATTAAAACCGATAATGAAAACATTAAAGAAATTTTACACAATTTATTTTATGACATAATGAACATTGAGTTTAATCTATGGCCTTGGGTTCGTAATATGGTTAAGTATGGAGACTTCTTTTTACACTTAGATATTAATGAAAAATACGGAATTACAAATGTAGTTCCACTATCACCTTATGAAGTCATAAGAGCAGAGGGAGAAGACCCAGTAAATCCTTACTATACAAAATTCTATTTAGAGTCAATTGAGGGAGCACACCCATACTTTGGACAAAAGACAAGTGGTAAAGGTAGGATAGAGTTTGAAAACTTCCAAATAGCACACTTCAGATTAGCAAACGATAGTAACTTTTTACCTTATGGTAAATCTATGGTTGAATCTACGAGAAAGATTTGGAAACAATTAACTTTAATGGAAGACGCTATGTTAATTCACAGAATTATGAGAGCACCTTCTAAACGAGTATTCAAGATTGATATCGGAAATATCCCACCAAATGAAGTCGATAACTATATGCAAAGAATCATCAACAAGATGAAGAAGACACCAATTATAGATGAACAAACAGGTGAGTATAATTTAAAATATAATATGCAAAACCTAACAGAAGACTTCTTTATGCCAGTTCGAGGTGGAGATAGTGGAACTGAAATCAATGAGTTAGGTGGTATTGATTATGATTCAACAGAAGACATTGAATATTTGAAAAACAAATTATTAGCATCATTAAGAGTTCCGAAAGCATTCTTAGGGTTTGATGAAAATGTCGGTGGTAAAGCAACCTTAGCAGCAGAAGATGTAAGATTTGCCAGAACCATAGAAAGAATACAAAGAATTATAGTATCGGAGTTAACAAAGATTGCAGTTGTTCACTTATATTCACAAGGATATACAGATGAAGACTTAGTAAACTTTGAATTGAACTTAGCAAGTCCTTCAACAATGTATGAACAAGAGAAGATTGAATTGTTCGGACAGAAAGTTTCACTAGCTCGTGATATGATACAAGATAAAATTTTACCTACGAGTTGGGTATATGATAATGTTTTCAACTTTTCAGATGATGAAAAGGTAAAAATTGAAAAACAAATCATTGAAGACCAAAAACAGAAATTCAGACACTCACAAATTGAGATGGAAGGTAATGACCCACAACAATCAGGAGAATCAGTTGGGACACCAAGTGATATGCAATCTGGTGGTATGTTCGGTCAACAACAAGAACCACAGCAGGATGACGATTCAGTAGCAGGTTCTATGTTTGACCCATTTGATGACGGAGAAGATGAACGACCAGAAGATGAACAAGGCGGAAGACCGAAAGAGATGAATAAACCATTCAAAGATAGTGGAGCAAGAGGACGTGACCCATTAGGGAAACAAACCAAGAACAGAAGACCACTTGCATTAGCACACTACGACGCCTTGAAGAAAACTATGGGTATTAAAAAGTCAAAGGACATAATTAACGAAACCAATAAAGTTGATGAATTAGAAAAAGAATATGATGAATATACAAAAGAAAACGGGCAGGATTAATACCGATTTCTTGAAAGTTTTATATTTATTATTGATAAAAAAGAAAATACTTTGGAGCTCAAATGTCTTTATATGTTAAACACAATAAAATAAAGAATACTGGTATTCTTTACGAACTTTTATCTCGTCAAATAACAGTTGATGTGATGAATGACACAAAAAGCCCTAAGTCAGTTAAATTATTTAAAGAATTCTTTAATAAAAATACTGAATTGGGTAAAGAATACGAATTGTATTCGGTTTTGTTAGAAAAAAAATACAAAAACGATTCACATGCTAGTCAATTAGTCGAAGCAGTAGTGAAAAGTCGTAGAAAGTTGTCTAGTCGTAGATTAAATAACGAAAAATACAACTTAATTAAAACCATAAAAGAAAATTACAATATAAAAGAGTTTTTTGATACTCGTTTACCTAATTTTAAAATTATGGCGTCCATTTATAAACTATTTGGGACTGAAGTTGGTCGTGAAGACTTTGGACCAGTTGAAAAGACAGATTCGGTTATCACTATAACTGAACATATCGTTCAAAGTAAAACTAGACAGAATAAATCATATAAACTTGTTGAAGAGTATAAAGAACAGGATAAAGATTTAAGATTATTAAGTTATTCTTTATTAGTTGATAAATTTAACTCAAAATATAAATCTTTGAATGAAAACCAGAAGAATTTATTGAAAGAATATATCAATAACGTGTCTAATACGAATTCATTGAAGGGATTCATAGATAATGAGGTAGTAAAAATTAAAAAAGCTCTAAAATCTTTATTACCTAAAGTTGATGATAAAATTACAAAAATTAAACTTTCAGAAGCTATTGACTATACAGACACAGCTACGAAAGGTAAAGTCGTGAAAGATAAACACGTGGTTGCGTTAATGAGATATTATGAATTAATTAAGGAAATCAAAAATGTCCAAACACGACAAAATAGCTAAGTTAAAAGAATACATCAAAAATTTAGTTGTTCAGGAACTTAAAGATGATGAACTTGAAGAAGTATCAACAACCGCAACTGCCGGCATTGACGGAACAGGAACAGGTCACTACGATACACCAAGAGCATTCGCTAGTGGTTCAGCAGTTGGACACAAAAATCCAGAAGTTGGTGGATATAAAAAAATAAAAGAATCAGTTATTACAGAACGCATTGAACCAAGACAATTCAATAAAGACTTTGATATGGCTATGAATTTAGTTATCAAACAGGCCAACAATCTAAAAGGTTCGTTAGCAAAACACCCAATCAAAAGAAATGTCAATAAATTAAAAGCAGTTCAAAAGTTATTTAAGAAATTTGTAGCACCAGCTTTAGTAAAAGCAAATAGAGATATAGGAATGTCATTTGATTTCACTAACATAAGAAAGAGACTAACAAACGGACAATTTAAATCAGTTCTCAAATATGACATAATGAGTAGAATTGGTGGTAATAGTTACGATAGTAATTCATTTTACGGATTAGAAGACAAAGAGAAAAAATTATTAGATAGAATA